TTTCACCGCCAAACGAGTCTAAAAGTCATGCTTAAGCCCGAACTGGTCATAATTGGTCGGGATACCGATTCGGACGGCTCTAATCGGCTGGAATCGGTTTTACAGACGGAATCACGGAGCCTTATTGGCTCTCAGACGCCTAGAATCTCTTCAAAGCTCAACGATTTACCGTCGAAAGGTCAGGAAGTCATCGATTTCGCGGCTAAGTGCGGGCTGGAGCTTATGCCGTGGCAGAAATACGTTCTCATCAATGCGCTTAAAGTAAAGCCAGACGGGAGACACGCTTCGCCGTTGGTCGCCGTGGTCTGCGCTCGCCAGAATGGTAAAAGTACAATTATGATCGCGCTGATTCTGACTCGGTTATTCCTATGGAAAGAGCCGCTCCAACTTGGCTCGGCGCACGTTCTTACGACGTCGCTGGAGACTTTTCGCCATATAGTCTCAATCATCGAAGCGAATGAATTCCTAAAAAAGCAAGTAAAGAAGATTCGATGGGCGCACGGCTCCGAAGAAATCGAGACTCTGGACGGTTGCCGTTACGTCGTAAAAGCGGCGAACGCGGCGGCTCGCGGATTCGCTAAACCCGAGACGGTGTACATGGACGAGACGCGACAGTTAAAGGATCACGAAGCTTGGTCGGCTTTACGCTATACCCAAATGGCGGCTAGTAATCCTCAGCTCTGGACGTTCTCGAACGCTGGCGATCAACACTCAATAATTTTGAATTCTCTTAAAGATAGAGGCATGGCTAGTGCGGCTGGAGCCGATGACGATATAGCGTACTTCGAATGGTCAGCGCCTACCGATAAGATTCTCGACGAAGAAAATTGGATTGCAAGTAATCCAGCGCTGGGTTACACAATTCATGAAGATAATATCCGAGCCGTTCTTAATGATCCGCCAGATGTAGTAATGACCGAGGTTTTATGCCGTTGGGTCAACACAATCAGCTCGGCAATTCCGCAAAAAGAATGGGAAGAATGCGGTCAAGATGGAATGGAACTAGACGACGAGAAATTAACTTGGCTCGGAATTGATTTATCTCCAGACAGGCGCGACGGCGCTCTGGTAGGTGCTCAAAAGAATTCCGATGATACTTTTAACGTAAAGCTTCTCCACACTTGGCACAATCCAATTTCGTTAGATGATAGAGCAATCGCCAATGAAGTCGCGCCATACGCCAGACGCTATCCGACCGAATATGTCGTGTTTTCAAAACGTACCTCGTCAGCGGTCGCCGCTAGACTCCAGCCCGCTGGAATTCCTGTAATGGATATTGACGGAAGCGAATATGGGCAAAGTTGCGACGAGCTTCTGTCGGCGATTACCTCGCATAGGTTGAAGCATGGAAATCAAGAAGAATTTACTAAACAGATTCTTTCAGCCGTTGCACTAACTCGCGGAGATGGCGGCTGGGTAATAGGAAGGCGGGCGTCTAGTGCAATCGTATGCGCTTGCGTCGCCGCGGCTCTCGTTACTCACTTCGCGACACGCCCAGAGACGGAGATAGACATTCTCGTCGGTTAGGTGTAAGGCTTTACCTTAGACTTACGGTTATGGGAATTTTTGACGTATTCACGGGCGGGAAAAAAGCCGCGCCAGCGCCAGACACTTTCGACGTCGCCGCTTCTCTGGCTCCGATAAATACTTCGGGGCAATTATTTAATTTTTTCGGCGGCGGAACTACCGCAACAAGAGCCGAAGCGATGAGCGTCCCGACGATCGCCCGCGCTAGAGGAATAATAACTTCCAGCGTATCCTCTATCGAATTGATCGTAAGAGATAAAGCTACTGAAATGGAAGTCGACGCTCCGCGAGTAATCAATCAACCCGACCCACGCATTCCCGGAGCCGCGTTTTATACTTGGATCGCGGAAGATTTACTTTTCGCGGGTTATGGGTACGCAAGAATTACGGAATTGTTTGCCGATACGTTCCGCGTTAGATCGATGGAAAGAATTTCTCCCGATCGTGTAACTATTGAAACAAATTCTCTCGGAACTGAAATCGAATACTATTTAGTCGACGGTTACGCTATGCCAACGCAAGGCGTCGGAAGTTTAGTAGTTTTCTACGGTAACGATGAAGGTTTACTTCGCAGAGCTGGTCGCACAATTCGCGCGGGCGCTGAATTAGAAAGAGCCGCGGCGATGTATGCGGCGGAGCCAGTTCCCACGATGGTATTAAAATCAAATGGAACTTCATTACCCGCCGACCGTATAGCAAAACTTTTAGAATCGTGGGGAAGTGCTAGACGCAATCGCGGAACGGCATTCTTAAACGCCGACGTTACGTTAGAAACTTTAGGATTTGATCCAGAAAAACTTCAGTTAAATCAAGCGAGAAGCTACGTCGCCACCGAATTAGCCAGAGCCATAGGCATTCCCGCTTATTATGTTGACGCGGAATCTGGATCATCGATGACGTACTCCAACGCTTCAACCGCCAGACAATCTCTCGTCGATTTTTCTTTACTTCCAATTATGAAGCAAGTCGAGTCCAGACTTTCAATGAGTGATTTCGTTCCAGCAACGCAAGAAGTCAGATTCAATTTAGACGAATACTTACGCGGATCAGCTTTAGAACGCGCGCAGATTTACGATATCTATAACCGAATCGGTGTATTAAGCGCCGAGGAAATCCGACGAATGGAAGAGATGGTCAGATGAAGCTAACCGTACCAATTACATTAACGGCGACAGATTCAATCGCTCGCACAATTACTGGACGCGTATTAACTTGGTCAGAACAAGGTCGCACGTCCGCGGGATTAACTTCATTCATGGCGGATTCAATTAAACCGAAAGCCGTAAAATTAAATCTCGAACACGATCTAACACGTCCAATCGGTCGCGTCGTCGAAATGGTATCAACTCCAGAAGGCTTAAATGCGACGTTCAAAATCGCGGAGACGACTGCTGGAACAGACGCTCTCATAGAAGCCGCTAGTGGTCTCCGCGACGGTTTTAGTGTCGGCGTAAAAGTAGATCAATGGAAAAACGTTGACGGTGTTTTAGTTATCGAACAAGGTTCACTCGAAGAGGTCAGTTTAGTTACCGATCCAGCCATAAAGTCCGCGATGGTCTCAGATGTAGCGGCGTCCGAAAATTCTGAATCTGAAGCGAAAGAATCAGAGGCAGAAAATCCAACAACAACCCAACAAGAAGGAGACGAAGTGGAAACCACTCCGACCGTTCCAGAAGCTTCCGCCGAAACGGTTGAAGCCGCTCAGTCAGTACAGGCAACAAATAAACCCGTTTTCTATACTAAGCCACGCTTAGAATTTACAGGCGCTAAATATCTCGAAAACAAAATCCAAGCCGCACTCGGTTCCGAAGACGCTCGCCAATATGTAATCGCGGCGGACAACAACACCACCGATTCCGCTGGACTCGTTCCAACACGTCAACTGCTCGAAGTAATTAACGGATTATCTAACACAATCCGTCCAAGTATTGACGCAATTTCTCGCGGTACTCTGCCAGACGCAGGAATGACATTCGAAATTCCGAAGATTACGGTTGCGCCTACGGCTGGGCAAAATAATGAAGGAGCCGCGTTCTCTGATACAAATATGGAAAGCGCTTTCGTTTCAGTTCCAGTTAAGAAGTTCGCTTCTCAACAGAATTTCACGGTGGAATTGTTGACGCGCACTAGCCCGCTTTTTTATGACGAGCTTCTTCGTAATATGGCGGCGGCTATGGCTAAGACACAGAATGCTTATGTAAGCGGAATCTTGGTCGCAAACGCTGGAATCGATGGAACTACACTTTCAGCACTTCCAACAGCCGCTGAATTGTTAGCTTACGTCTCACGCGGAGCCGCTTCCGTCTACACAAACACCCAACGCTTCGCCCGTAATATCATTATGGGTTCAAGCCAATGGGCTAACACAATGGCGCTTAACGATAACGGTCGCCCAATTTATATCGCTTCTCAACCACAAAACGCTGGCGGCGCACTTCGTCCAGATTCGCTTCGTGGAAATGTCGCGGGGCTTGATCTCTTCGCCGATTTCTCAGCTCCAGCGGGTTCCGATGATGGTTCGATGATCATCGTTGATCCAGAGGCTTATACATGGTACGAAGGTCAGTCGTATCAATTACGCGCCGAATCAAGCGCCGATGGTTCAGTCAACGTCGGAATGTATTCATTCGGAGCTTGCGCCATCAAGATCGCCGCTGGCGCTTTCCGCAACAATAAGTAAAAACTAATCATCGGTGGGAGTCGCTCCCGATTTCCACCGAGCCGAAGTGAGAGGACGAAGAGATGGCAATTATTTCCGCCGCACAATTAAGGCAAGTACTCGGCGTCTCTTCGTCTCTCTACTCGGACGCTTATCTCGATGAAATAATCGGATCAGCCGAACAAGTCATTCTCCCGCTATTAACCGCAAATCAAGCCGCGGTCGCCGAAGTTTATTTGACCGATAATGTTGCTTATTATGTAACGCAACGCGCGCACGGTTTCGTTGAAGGTCAATCCGTCGTCTGCTCTGGAATCGTGCCGTCGACTTTTAATGGAACAGTAACAATCACCACGAATTCACAGAGCAATCCATATATTTTCTCCGCCGCAAAAACAAACGCCGACATAATTCGCCGCGGTGTAATTCCAGCGGGAGTCGCTTACTTATCAGGAGCCGACGCCGCAACACTTTATCAAAACACCGACGCGGTTGAATCCGCGATGTTAATTGTTAGCGTGGAAATCTTTCAATCCATTACAGCTCCCGGTGGACAAATTGAAGGCGTAGATTTTCAGCCATCACCGTTCCGCATGGGTAGATCACTTCAAAATCGTGTAATTGGTTTATTAGGAAATTTCGTCGATGTCGAAATAATGGCTCAATAAATGCCGACTCCAACTTCGATAAAAGTAAACGTTCGCGATGTACTGGCGAGCGCTCTTAGCAGTGTCGCCGCTTCGGTTTATAGTTCTGTACCAGAAGCCGTCATTCCGCCAGCTTGTCTAATTATTCCGCGAGCGCCGTATCTTGAAAGTACACTCATAAACGGATCAGTTACAAAAGTTAAAATCAATTTCACAGTTACCGCCGCGGTTGCGTACAACTCCAACGCTGGCGCTCTGGATAACTTGGAGCAACTAATAATAAGCATTCTCGGCGCTATGCCGTCGGGATACGTCGTCGGGAATGTAGATCGCCCCGCGATTACTTCGGTCGGTGCTAGTAATTTACTGGTAGCGGATTTAGACGTTTCGACCTACTACACACAACAAACAATCTAAGGAGCAATAATGCCAACTACAATCGTAACGGGTCGCGATATTACTTTCACGATCGATTCCGACAATTTCGACGCACAATCAACTTCAGCGATTCTTACTCTGGAATCTACGATTCAGACTTACCAAACTTTAGACGGTAAGGCTTATTACACCACCGACACACAAGGCACTTTCGATGTTGAAATGCTTGCCGACTGGGGCGCTGGAAGTTCATTATGTGCGGCTCTATGGACTGCCGCCGCTAGTGCGCCACAAACTCCACTTTCAGTTTCATTCACCGCGGCAAGCGGAGCGCTATTCCTATTCACAGTTCAACCAATCTTCCCAACAGCGGGTGGAGCGGCTCCAGACGCGCAGACTGTATCGCTATCCTTTACTTGCGTTACTACTCCAGCACTAGACTAATTAAAAGAAATCGGGAGCAAAAATGAGACTAGAAATAAAAATTTCATATCAGGACGGACAAGAAGAGACCTATACCGCCGCTCCGCCAGAGTGGGCGAAATGGGAGAATAAGACTGGATTCACGATCCAACAGGTATCCGAGAAAATCGGAATATCTGATTTCTTATTCCTTGCGTATCACGCCATGAAGCGAGAGGCGGCTGGGAAGCCAGTCAAGCCGTTCGACATATGGTGCGAGACGGTGGCAGACGTAGAAGCCGCTCCGTCAAACCCAAAAGTTACGCCGTCGGAAGTATGAATCGAATTCTCGTCGAACTAGCAATAGCGACGGGAATCCCGATGGAGTACTGGAAAGACGGCGAATCGATATTGACGGCGATTGAGATACTGGAGAAGCGAAATGGCAAGTGAAGGAATCGCTTATGATAAAAGCGAACTTCGCGGCGTCACGACCGCTTTTAAGGCGATGGAAGAGCAAGGCGTAAAAGAAGCTAAAGAAAAATCTGGAGCGCTTGCCGAATATGTACAGAAATCTATATTCGAAGCCGCTGGCGATCGCGGCACGGTCGCTTCTCGAATCGCGCAAGGTTCCAGAGTAAGCAAGTCATCTAAAATCGGTCAAATATCTTACGGCTTCGTAGCTCAAAAATTCTCTGGCGGCGCTACTACTCGCGATTTATGGGGCGGCGAAGAATTTGGTTCTAATAAATTTAAGCAATTTCCAATCTGGTCGGGAACTTATGGTCGCGGCTCGAAAGGTTGGTTTATCTATCCAACACTTCGCAGAATTCAACCTTATATCGTAAGCGAATGGAATAAGTCTTTCGATCAAATAATAAAGAAGTGGACATAATATGGCAGAGAGTAGAACGCTAAAGTTATCGATTCTCGCTGACATAGATAATCTTAAAAAGAATCTCAACGCGGGATCAAATGAAGTCGAAGGCTTCGGGTCTAAATTAGGCGACTTCTCTAAAAAGGCTGGCTTAGCATTCGCCGCCGCTGGAGCCGCCGCCGCGGTATACGCGGGAAAACTTCTAATTGATGGCGTTAAATCAGCGATAGAAGATGAAGCCGCACAAGCCAAGCTCGCAACGACTCTAAAGAATGTCGCTGGCGCTTCGGATTCGGTCGTCGCTTCTACGGAAGCCTATATTCTCAAAACTTCGCTCGCGACTGGAATAACCGATGATCAACTTCGCCCGAGTTTAGATCGCCTAGTTAGGTCGGTTGGCTCAGTAGCCGAAGCGCAACGTTTACAAACTCTCGCTTTAGATATTGCGGCGGGTTCTTCAAAATCTCTGGAATTCGTGTCAAATGCTTTATCTAAAGCCTACGACGGAAATACCGCTGGACTTACGAAAATCGGAATAGAAATGACCGCCGCGGAATTAAAAACCGCTTCATTCGATGAAATTACTAAATCACTATCAGGCACTTTCGAAGGTCAAGCGGCAGTCGCCGCGGAGACGTTTTCGGGCAAAATGGATCGGCTTAATGTCGCCATAAATGAAGGTAAAGAGACGGTCGGCTCATTCGTACTTGACGCGATCACTCCGCTAGTCAGTAACTTAGTAGATAACGTAATTCCAGCCATAGGCGAATGGTCAAGCAAAGTCGGAGAAGATTTGCAGCCAGTTATTTCGGCATTCGGCGATTACGTTCAAAACAGTTTAATTCCAGCGATTAAAGCACTATGGTCTTTCTTGAACGATTATTTGATTCCGATATACAAAAACGTATTCGTTCCAGCAATTCAAGGCGCGGTCGCGGCTCTTAACACTATTAAAAAAGCTTTTTCAGATAATTCGGAAGAACTCCAGCCATTCTACGATCTAGTTAAAAAGGTTGCTAATTTCATTCGAGACGTTGCCGCGCCTATCTTGGGCGGTACTTTCAAAGTAGCACTTGCCGCCATCGCTTCAATTATCAGCGGTCTAGTAAACGGCTTTGGAAATCTGGTCGGATTCATAAGCGACGCAGTTAGTGGAATCACAAAATTAGTTAATCTAATTAAAAACAATCCAATCGTCTCTGGAATTAGCGGAGCGATTAGTGGTCTCTTCGGCGGCGGGAAAGCGGCTGGCGGAATGGTCGCGGGCGGTACTCCATACGTCGTCGGCGAAAAAGGCGCGGAACTATTCGTTCCACAAACTAGCGGAACTATAATCCCGAATAATCGTCTCGGCGGTGGAAGTAATACCGTCATAAATCTAAACGTCTCTGGCGCTATTGATCCAGAAGGTACAGCTCGAACGATTATCAATACCTTAAACAATTCGTTCTACCGCGGCACACTCGGCGCTGGAGCGCTAGTAATGCCATGAGCGTATGGAATCCAGTCTGGGCGATTTCGATAAACGGCGTCTCTTATGCCGATTCGGTGTTGGCTAATCTTAAAATTACCAGCGGTCGAACAAATATCTATGAGCAAGCACAGGCGGGATATTGTAATTTACAGCTTCTAATCTTTAATCAATCAGCCGTCGCAATAAATATCAATGACTCAGTTACGGTCTCGCTCCAAGATTCTACGGCGGCATTCGTGCCACTATTCGGCGGAACAGTCACAGACTTAGGAATAGCGGTCTCTACCGCTGGCGACGTGGGATTAGTCCAGACAGTCAATATCACGGCTCTAGGAGCGCTTTCACGGCTTCCAAAAGCCTTAACCGATGGCACACTAACAAGCGCTCACGATGGCACTCAGATTTACCACATTCTTCAAGATTTACTTCTCAATAATTGGAGCGAAGTACCAGCCGCTTACCAATGGAATACTTATGATCCGACTATCACTTGGGCGAATGCGGAGAATGTCGGTTTAGGCGAAATCGATCAACCCGGAAATTATGATCTAGCGGCTCGGACTGCCGACCGAATAGATATTTATTCGCTGGTCTCAGCTCTTGCCACTTCGGGGCTTGGGTATATTTATGAATCCGCAACAGGCGCAATCTCTTACGCCGATTCGACCCATCGTTCCACTTATCTTGCCACTTACGGTTACACCGATGTCTCAGCTAATGACGCTTTAGCTTCTGGAATTCAGATTCAAGC